CTGGAACGTGCCGCTATCGTCATATGCAGCGGTTCCAAGACCAAGGGCCGTCTTGGCAGTACCACCTGATCCACTCGTAAGTGCTGCAACTGCACCAGCAGCGGTTGCGCCAAGGACGCCAGCAGCACCGAGATTCGCCAACTTGCTGTACGCAATCGCTGCGGAAGCATCGACGTTGGCATTTACGATCGTTCCAAATCCAAGCGCCCCGCTTGAACGTCGAAGCACCTGTCCATCAGATCCTGCCGCAATGTCGGCGGGAGCGCCAGTCGAGTTCGCGGAGCGACCGATGACGGATGTTGCTGTCGAGTGGCGCAACTTCGCGTCGGTGACACCGTCGCTGGTTCCGGTCGCGCTCTTGATCTTCGCCGTCTCGACGGCGTCGTTGGCAAGTTCCGTGACCGTGATGCTCCCCGCATACTGGCTGACCGCCACCCACGTCGTCCACGCGCTGCCGTCGTAGCCGCGCGCGAACGCCTTCTGCGTCTTGGTCGAGACGAGCAACTGCGCGATCGTTCCGCCGGACAACTTGGTGACGTGCAGGACGCCGGGGCCGTCCGACGCAGGCGTCCAAGCGGACGGGACGTTTGACGTGACCGTCGTGGCGATCGGATACCGACCCTGCACGCTGTACCCGGCTGCGTTGATGTCCGTGCCGGACACGGCAACCTGCGGGTAGGTGCTGGAGACGTAGCCGAGCGAAGTCCACGCGGTCGTCGCGTCACCGATCTTGACGTTCCCGGTGTCGGTTTCGTAGCCGATCTCACCGGACTCAAGAGTCGGGTTGGAACTCGTCCAGTTGGACGCGGTTCCGCGACGGATCTGCAACTTGATCGCCATTACTTGTCCTCTTCCACGAACGAAGGCGGCACGCAGTACCAGCCTTCAGGGATGCGAACCTCGTTGTCGCCCAACTGCCAGCCGTCAGCCGTCTTGACGTACACCTTGCCCCGCACCTGCGGCCCCATCCTGATCGGGCTGCTCTCGCTTACCAGCACCGTGCGCGTGCAGCCAGTCGCGAATGCGAGAGCCACCGCGACGAAGGACAGAATGATCAGCAGGAGCGTCAACGCCCGAACCTCTTCGTGGAAGAACGGAATGCGCCCACTGGAGCAGCGACATGACGATGGCTCTGACGAGGTCATACACGTCACTCGGCCTTCTTGTTGTCCTTGGCGAAGATCAGGCCGACGCCAGCAATGCACGCAGCGGCCAGCGAACCCCAGTCCGGGACGGTCAGCGGGTCGTTGTCGGTCAGGGAGGTGAGAACAGCGCCGATCGCGACGAGGATCGCCGCAATGCCAGCGCCAGTGGTCTTCCACGAGGAGTTCTTGATGATGTCGCTCATCGGTCGTGCCTTTCCAGTTTCTCCTCGATCTTGTCGAGGCGCTTGCTGATGCTGTCCTGATTCGTCACGACCTGCATCAGCAGGCGGTCGTGGTTTAGATACGCGGGAAGGAGCATTCCGACGAGCGTGAGGGCAATCGCGCAGAGCGCGATCCAGTTCGCCGTGGACAGGCTCACCTTGATGTTCGTCTTTTCGATTGTCATGGCTTTAGATGAACACGCGATACGGGATCGTCGGGATCGGCTCAAACGTCGGCAACTCGTCCTCCTGCGCCTTCGTCAACTCAAACGACACGCGGAGGTTCGCGTGGTAGCGAGGGTCTCCGGGGCGAATCACCACGTTCTCCTCGTCGATGACGGGAGGGATTGCGCCGATGCGGTCGAGCGTCACCCCTGCGACGGGCAGCACGGTGACCTCGCCGTCCTCGTCGGTGCGTTCCTCGGCAAGCCCTGCGGCGATAAGGGCATCGTCGAGGTCGGACTCGGTGGTTGAGCGGAGTAGGTAGTCCATGTCAGGTGGTCAGGGCTTGGAGTTGTGCGTTCGGGAGGCGGGTCGGCCAATACTTCAACGAACGAATGTGTCCGTTTTTGACATAGGAATCAGTTGCTCCTGTGGTATCTGCACCAATTGCCATTTGATTCATGCCACTAGACGCAATGTTTCCACTTGTGTCTGCCGTTGCTAGTGTTCCGTTTACGCACACATTGAAAAAACTTGTGTCCCAGACGTATGCGGACTTGTATGCGGTATTTAGAGAAGGATTGTTGTTGCTATCTGCATATCCTTCGATGTTTCCAGACACGAGATATCCAATCGCTTCTCCGCCTCCCGCAAGAGCCTTATTCCCCATTTGAATATAGGTTGATCCTGAACTTTGAATTTGGGCGAGAAGATTTCTTCCATTTGTCTTCGTGTTATCTGATTGCGCGACAATTGTTCCTGCGCCTTGAGTAAACCACGACGAGAAGTTCGTCCCGGTCATCACGCAGGAGTCCAACGCCCTGCTCCCCGTGCTTGCCCCGGTCGGGATGTACGAGGATGCGCCGGAGCCTGCTTCTACTTGGAATCCGTAGCAGTAGATCCCATCCGCCGCGTTTCCTGTTCCTGTGTACTGCGCCCCAAATTGACCAAGCGTTGCACCGGATGGCACTCCAACGAATGCCCACCCATATGCGGTGCTAGCCGTGACATTCACGACCATCTCGCATCGCCACCATCCATTCGGGAACGGTGTTGCTTTTGCACTTACGTATCCAGCGCCAAAATTATTATCAGTTGCTCCGGTTGAAAGGTTAAATCGCACGGCAGCACGACCACTAGCGAGATCGGAAAGAAATAGATGCGTGTACGTTCTTGCCTTTGCCCAAATCGACACCGTAACTTGAGTGTTTGTCCCTGCGGTAATAGTTCGATAGTAACCGTGGAATGTGCCACCTACTGTCGCGTAAATCTGTAGCGCGGAGTTTGCAATTCCCGTTGGGTCGCTATCGCTTCCAGCCGTCACGGCTGCCATGCCAGAATTGCTATAACCAGTAAGGCTATTTGATTCAAGCATGTAATTGACCGCGCTTGCCTCAATCAGCAGTCCGCGAGGCTCGCGCGTGGACGGGTCGTAGTCGAAGCGGGGGTCGTGCCGCTCGGCAGTCGTGCTGGTGTTTGCAAAATATGGAAATGGAGCAACACCTCCCCAAAGTCCAAATCGTGGATTGGCAAAGCGAATAGTAAATGCACCACTCTTTGCACCACGGATGTTTGCTCCAAAGAACGGAGTTACAGTTCCACCTCCGGTTTTTTGAAACACCCATGTCAAATTGCATGGCCCAGTAATAACTGTTGATGCTGGTACGCTCCCTCCATTGATGTAAAACGCAATATCTGTTGCGCTACCTTCTGATACCAAATCGGAAGCCGTGAGCGTTCCATAAGTTGCATTGGCATCAGCGACAACATCCAATGAAACCGCAAGAAGAAGCGTTGTATTGGTAATGCTTGTAGTTCGCTGCAAACCACACCGCAATGTTCCGCTAGGAGTTTTGGTTGTTACAGAGCCATCTCCATTGAACACGATGTCTTTTCCGCTACCAGTTGTACCTGCATAATTCCATCCTGATGCAGGTAATGTCGGATTTGTTCCAGTAAGCCCGGAAAATGCCGTGTTATACCAAAGATTGTGATTTGCCCACTCCACCAACCCCTGCGAGTTGATGAAGGTGGCGTTGGTCGTGCGCGTGAACGTCAGGCGCGGGTCGAGGACGCCCGTGGTGAAGTCCAGCGAGAGCGTGGAGCCGTCGCCGCCCTCCACCGGGAGCGTTCGCTGCCGACAACGCTCGACCGGGTCAGAGCCGAGCAGCCATGTACGGTTGCGTGCGTGCATCAGATGAACCCGATGAGGGCGTTGGCGGTCGGGGTGCTGGACGCGGTCATGGCGATCTCGACCAGTTCCGCACCGCACAGATCAACGATGATGAACCCGCCGTACACGGCAGCGATGTTGCCGTTGTAGATCTTGCAGTCACCGAAGTTCTTGACGTAGGTCAGCCCGAGGAACTGGTTTGCGCCGTTGACCGATGTCGTGGCAGCACCATTGGTGACAGTGCAGGTCGTCAGCAACTGCGGACGCCACTGACCATCGTCACCACGGTTCCAGCCGATGACGTGCAGGACGACCTGACCTGCGTTTGCGCTCGATGCCGTCTGAATCTTGGCGTAGTTCAGGCGCGCTCCGAGGACAATCCGCGCGGTCGCCCCGGACGTGGTGGTCACGGGAGTCGTCGTCGTGTTGTTGCGAACCGTCAGCGAAGACGGAAGGGTCAGGTCGGACGGAGACGCCACCTCCATAGGGGCAGTCAGCGTCCGGGTGGCGGTGATCGTGGGATTCAGTCCAATGAGGCTCATGGTCGTTCCTTACGAGGGATTCTGCACTGGGTTGAGGATGATGAAGCCGGGGCCGTTCCGGGTTCCGG